ACAATGAACTGATAGAATGGTGGAGAAAATTGGCAACCAAAAGGTTTAATAAACTACAAGAAGAAGATAGGTTGAGAAATGACCTGGAAGTATGGACTAAAGATAGTCAGATAGATATAATTAGATAAATAAAGGAAGCTTGACAAATCAGGAAAATAGTATATAATAGACGCAATGAACAGGAGAAATTATGAGTGATTTTTTAAAAGATATAATCAAAGAAACAGGTAATGAATACGCTACACTTGCCAAAGACGGTGTTGCTGGTGGAGATGTAGATAGTTTTATAGATACTGGCTCATACTCTTTTAATGCCTTACTATCAGGTAGTATATATGGCGGTCTACCAAATAATAGAATTACGGCAATCGCCGGTGAAGCTGCGACAGGTAAAACATTTTTTGCATTAGGCGT